CTTGCTAGGGTTTTTCATGCCAACATGAGTGCTAGTGTCCCTTTCGCTCAGTCATACGCTTGGTTCGTATGTCCCCCTTGTTGGTTTATGTCCATAGTTGCTTCGACACTTGACGTTGGTGCTACAATTTTTAACGCTGTGATTTCTTTTATTGGCGCTGTGTTGCTTAGTTGGGCGTTTTTGTACCGTCATTGGTACTATAATACCCCACTTAAACGCAATTTCAATCGCCTGTTTTCCAGTGCTCTTTTTAGCCCCCTTCGTTTTGTGCTCGGCATTGAAGAACCATCAACGTTCGAAAAAGTCGGTTATCACATCGACTATTTCCACCGGTTTATGAACTCTGTCATTGGTGCTCTCATCAATGGACATTGGGTCAATCCCGGGTGGCACTATTATGCCAAACTTGATGCCTCCTTTGCCCCATACTTTGCCTGGTCCATCGTGACTAGGTTTGTGTTTCGTGCGTTCCAGTTGGGAGCCGTAACCTTCGCCTTATCTGAAGCAGCGCTTACTACGCTGTTCCATGGATTTGGTCTCGGTCGCGTGCCTTCCTTCATCATCCCCACGATGCTCTGTGTTTTCGGTGTTAGCCTTGATCGACCTCTTACCCCTGGTCGAGTCGACGCTCCCAAACCGCAGACAGATCGTAAACAACCTTTTGTTCCTGCTACTGGTCTCGGACATCCCGAGAATCCTAACACTGCCCCAGAAGTTTCTGCTTCTGCGTGGCCGTCTTGGTTGACTCTCCCGTCCTTTGATTGGTTAAGTGGTTACTTTGCTCCTTCTCCTGCTTCTTCTGCTCCTGTATCATCCGATGAGGTCGAATCTGATCGTGAGCGTTCTCCTTCTCCTGTTCTTAGGAAGAAGAAGAAGGCTAACCCTAACTTCGCCCCCCTTTATGCCGATTGGGACAAGATTGAGAAGCAAGTTGAGAAGAATGGCTATGCTCCACCCAAGAAAGGCAACAAGCACCATGTTGTTTCGTCCCCTCGTCTCACCGAAGTCCTAGCGTCTCTTGCTATGGTCGGTGACGATCTCAAACATTTTTCTGTGGAAGGTATTGCCCACTACCTTTACAAAGATAATTATCCCACTCCCGCTCCTCGCGACTGGGACATGCTCGTTTTTGTTGATGCAGAGACGGGTGAGACCATGAATGTTGGTTTCAGTGATCCTGATTTTAGGCCCGCAGAAATGCCGGTCAAAAAGCCCACTGGAGCCAGATTTGGTGGTAAGCCCAAAAATCTCAAACGCAATAAGAACAAGAAGCGTGCCTCTCGCGTCGGCTTTTCTTTCCGTCGTCCCAACGGTGAAAGTGGTTATGTTCTCTACCGCGAGGCTGTCAAGGCCATCCAGACTAAGGAATACGACAAGGATACCCTTGAGTATTTCAACAAGCAGCTTGATGAAGCTCAAAAAGCTGGACGCATTGACCATCTCGGTAACTTGATTGAACACCGCTACCAAGACCACAGAGATGACGAAGATGATGTTGGCACTGACTACATGCAGTATGGTGGCAAGCGTGGCGAGAAATCGCTGCGTGAGATTCGCAATTATGTCGAGATTCACACCCCCGCCTGGAAGAAAGGAGGTCAGAGTCGTTTTGGTGAACTTACCAAAGGCTCTCAACTCCGTTTCATCAACCAGCAGGCTGAATTCCGCAGACATCTTGCAAAGCTCCATCCTGTTAATGTTACTGCCGCCCCTCAAGACCGCGTTCCCGAAGTTACTGTTTCCACTGTTGCTTCCGCTCCTTCACCTGTTCGTGAACCCGAATCCATGCTGAAAGGATCGTCCTTTGTTGACGTTTCCAAGATTCAGCGTTGCATTTTCGGAGTGCACCTTGGTGAGAAGCGTATCTGTTACGCCACCTATGCCGAAGGTTTCCTTTGGATGCCCCGACACACTCTTACTTCAGATGATTTGGCCCACTTGTCGTTCGTTAACCTTCACAATCCCTTGCTACAGCTCTCTGT